AGATAATTCAGTAACACTTGGTAATAGTTCTGTGGCTAATTTTTATTTAGCACCGGGAAATACATCTGGTCAGACTATAAATTTTAATGATGCTGGTGCAGGTGGATTTATACAATATGACCATAGTGATGATCAAATGAAATTTGCCTCTGCTAATACTATTAATGCTAGATTATATAATGGAAGATTAGAACCCGGATCTGATGATACTCAAGATTTAGGAAGTACAACAAGGGCATGGCATACTTTATATGTAAAAGATGGTATAAACTTTCCAGATGATGCTTCTGCAAATCCAAGTTCAGATGCAAATACTCTGGATAACTACGAAGAAGGTACATGGACTCCTGTTCTATCAGATGGTACAAATAATTTTACTATGGTGGCTAATAACAATGGAAACTATACAAAAGTTGGAAGAGCTGTTCATTTTAATGCTGAATTTGGCACAGGCAGTATAGGTTCTGCGAGTGGTGCATTACTTTTAACAGGATTACCATTTACTTCAGCGGCAGTCAGCACCTCAGAAGGATGTTGCAATTTTGGTTTTATAAGAAAGTTTAATTATTCATCAAATGCTATTCAATTAAGTGCCATGGTAAATGGTGGTGATACAACTATTAGCTTTTTTGAATCAGTTGATGATAGTACTGAAATTACAGTTCAATGTTCACAAGCTGATTTTGCTGGAACAGGTTTTTTTATGAGAATTAGTGGAACATATTTTGTTTAATTGGATAATTAAAAAGGAAAAATAATATGGCTTTATCAAAAGTAGAAAAAGATGATTATGAAGTAAGAGGTGAGTACAAACACATTCAAGTACGCACTAAAATATCTATCATGGAAGATGGGGCAGAACTGTCTTACAAGTATCATAGAAAAGTATTAACGCCAAATATGGATGTATCTGGAGAGTCAGCAGAAATACAGGCTTTAGCTAGTGCTTTGTGGACAGATGAAATAAAAAAAGCATGGGCAGATAAACAGGCTGAAGAAGTTTAACAAATAAGGAGTCAATAATGGCCAAAAAAGAAAAAGAAAAGCCAGTCTTGAATCTAGATGGTAAGGAATATATCATAGAGGATATGACTGATTTACAAAAAGAAAAAGCAGGAGAGGTTGCTTTGTATCAAAATCATGTAAGTGACATACAAAACAAGCTATCTACAAACGCTTTTATGAGACAGCAATTAGTTGAATGTGAAAAGGTATTTGTAGACAAACATCAAAAAGGTGTTAAAGAGCTAAAGCAAATGCTAGAAAATGACCACTCACCACATGATATGGGAGATGAAAACGACTAATGCTAATAAGGAAAAGTTCTAAGGGTCACGACCTAAAGTTGTATAGAAATACAACTCCGGGTGCGACTCGTACAAAGAAATATCCAGACGGTACAACAGAGACCCTTACTTATCCTTCTAGGTATAATTACTTTTTAGTTTACAATGGAGAAGTCATAAAGAGAAGCAATAGTTGGGATACAATAGAAGAAGCTTATGTTGATAAATGCGATGATGAACATGGTGGTGGGGCAGGAAGAATGTTAGTAGGTAAGCATGAGCTTGTAAATAACGTTATAACAGAGAAATGAAGAATCCTTTAGCAACATTAGTATCATGGCAATATAAAACTGGTCAGCTAGACGGTTGGACAGCGTATCATTTAGCGGCTGGTGCTTTTTTATGTAAAATATTTCAATGGTTACATTGGTCAGATTTTTGGTGTGTCATGGGTGTATTTATTATAGGTGTATTGTGGGAGATATTTGAGTGGGTTATTGAAGGCGATGAGGAAACATACGGAACCAAAAAAGCGTGGGCATATAACACTATGGCTGATATAATTGTAGAAACTGGTATAGCTTGGTGGATGGTGCTATGAACAAAACAATTAAAACATTAAAGAACGGAGATTTTGAAGTTGTACATACGAGTTATAACATTCCTGTTAAGTATATTTCTAATTCACAGTTGCACAAATCAAGGGTGGGTAGTAGCAAACATACCAATAGGAGAAGAGGAAAGGTTTACGAATACAGTGTTTGTGGAGATAGTTGATGCTGACTCTATTACACATTTGTTCTATGGTCGTTTGTCTGATTATACTAATTGGTGCTATCTACATAATGATTGGGAAAAAGTCGAGGTAAAGTGAGTGCGAAGCCAGATACCGCTAGAAGCTATAGGACTGCTATTCTTGACGATAACGCCATTGTTAGTATTAACCTTAAATGGCTGGGTCAAATTGCGGTTCTTATCGGAATGTTGGTATATGGTTATTGGCAAATTGAAACTAGGATTGCAAAACTTGAAGATAATGTTCTTGTTGCAAATGAACAAATTGGGGATTTGCTTAGTAAACATATCATGGAGGAAAGGGCTGAGCGAGAAGAGTTGGCAGAGAAAGTAGCTTTTTACGAAAAAGAGTTTAATATTAATCCTCTAAGCTGGGGTAAAAGAAAAAAGAAATAATGGATTTTTTAGCAATATACGGTGAAGCAGGAATGATAGGAGTGGTTGGTGCTATGTTCGTATATTTAGTCATATCATTATCAAATAAAAGTGCAAAACAACAAGAGCAGTTAGAGAATTTAAAGATTGAAAACAAGGGCCAGTCAGAAACATTGCAGAATATGGAAGGCATGATTATAAAACTAATTAACAGGTGGAATCAATCAGACGATAAACTAGATCGCAAGTTTGATGCTCTAACAAAAGAGATAAACGACTTAGACAATCAGGTTTCTAGAATAGATGGTTCTTTAAGTAGGATAAACGGTAAACACTAATGGATAGTTTAAAAGTAACTGGACTGAGCACAAGCTTAGGTGTTGTATACTGGACAGATTTACTGTCTGGTGTTTTAATGTGTATAATGTTTGCAGTGCAAATTTATTATTTGTATTTAAAAACCAAGAAAATAAAGGAAAATTAAATGGATATTAAGTCAATGTTAGTAAAGCTTGCCGAAGAGCAGGCAGATAAGATGCAAGAAGAAGCTTTGAAGCATTTAGCATCGGATGAGTTCACAAAAAATTTAGCTACAAAAATTAACGAGAAGGTAAATATACCTTGGATCAACGAAGAAAAAGAGCAGGAGCTTTTTGAGAAGTTGGTTGATGTAATGACAGATATGCTAGAAGGTGTATTTAAAGGTAAGTAATGCCTAAACAGATATACAAAATAAATGACTGGTCTGGTGGTATGAATAACCGTAAAGACCCTAGAGACTTGCCAGACAGGCAGTATCCGTTTATTAAGAATATGTCTATTGATGCATTGGGAAAGATAAAAACTGCTGGTGGCCTATATAATCACATTGAAGACTCCGATGGTTCTACAAACTTAACTCAATACATTCCTTCTGTAAGCAATACAGTTTTAGGTGGCTTTGGTTTGTTTTATTTTGAGTCAGATCATAGTAAAGATGCAGATCAAACTATAACGGAAACCAAAAGCGGTACAGCATTGACTATTGGTACAAGTGACGGTAACATAGCTTTTGTTCAGGTGTCTACAAATCCAGACGGGAATACCCAAGCACCGGAGCAAGGAAGTGGCCTGTAAATGCCAATACCTTCAACTTCATATTTAAAGCTAGTAGGTGGTGCAACTTCTACCATAAGTACTATATTTACCAGTAGCTTAATTAAGGTTGGTGATCTAGTAAAGATTACAGGTACGGAAGAAAACAATGGTATTTTTCTAGTTGCTCAGGTTGTAGATAACTTAAATAGCGGTTCTGGCTTAGGTAGTACATTTACAGATAATACGAGATCTACCGCATTACCTACTCCAACAACAACAATTATAATGGATGGGGCTAATACGAACATAACTGCTGGCTTGTCTGTAAGTGGAACTCACATAAAAGCTGGGACAGTTGTTGCTTCCGTGACTCAAACAAGTGATCCTGCTACTTTTGAAATATCAGAGGCAACATTATCAAATGTTTCTGGGGGAACAACCTTAACCTTTGGCGATAGAGATGTATACTATGTATTAAAAGGAACTGGCATTACAAATGAAGATGATACTGGTGCTAATCCTACCATACGAGTTATTCGATCTACTGGCGATAAAATGTGTGCGTTGGGAAAAAGAGGAACAAGTGCAAATGCGGCTGGTGTAGATGTTTGGTCTAATAATGCTACTACAGATTATACGCAAACGGGTAATGGTTGGACTAACAGAAAGATAAACCCAACGCTAGCAGGTATAAATGGTGCTAAATATATATATCATTTTGTAGATGAGGTTTTGCGAGTATGCGATACAGAGACTACTAACACAAGTATTATAAAATGGTTTGGGTATATACAAAGAAATCAATTTAATCATAATTTAGGATTGACGATTGCAGAGTGGCAAGAGCATTCAAGCGTGCTAAGATCACCAGAGACAAACAGTGACAGTCTTACAATAGCATTTGGTCACACAACCCATGCAACTGACACAGCAGGTGCATACTTTCTTGAGGCTAGCAATAAATCAAGAGGGGTAGCTAGAAAATTAAGAAATGCAAGTGACACTGCTTTATTATTAGATGGTTCTGTAAATGCAACCTCTAACTCTTTTGTGTTTGACGATGGAACTAATGATGTTTTAGACCAAAACTTTGCCGGTGAATTGATAACAATTAATACAGATTATGATGCTAGACCAACTGAAATATTATTTTGTACAAAACCTGCGGCTGGGTTAGCGGCTAATGTTCAATACGAAAGAAATTATGGTGGTGTAGGGTCAGACAGTTACTCAGATAACGAAACTCCTATATTAAGAAGAGGTGTAGGTTTTAATATTGGTGTTAGCAATGGTACAGCGGATGGTGATTGGGAAGGTTTGACATACGAATTTTATCAAAGTTTTTTATATGATGGAAACCAAGAGTCTGTGCCTGTTAGAATGGGGGACGGTGCGGCTACGATAGCGGCATTTACTCATTCGCAAACAGCAGGCAAGTCTATGAGAGTTTCTGTATATGCTGATGTTGCATATCCCGGCAGAATATCTGGTGGAAGAATATACATTAGAGAAGCTAATACAGATAATGAGTTAGCTTTACTTGCAGACATAGATATTGTAAAGGGTGTACGAACCACTATAGATGGAGATCACGTAGCTTGGACAGAAAATGCCACTGCTGTTGACAAAGGTTTTTGTGTGGTTGCAGATGCCACAGGAAATGCAAGTAAGCCAAACTTAGATACATACACAACAATAAATGGATTTTCACCAGACGTAAAGTATGTATCATTAGGTGGTGCAGGTGAATCGTATCAAGCTTCTATTGTAGAAAATAGAAGAACATTTATAGGAAACGTAAGAGTTATTGGTGCTTCTGGGGAGCTAGAAACTTTTGGTGACAGAATTATGTATAGCGAAATCAATAAGTTTGACACGATACTGCCACATAATTTTATAGATGTTTCTAAGGGTGACTATGGGGTATACACAGCCTTACAAGCTTATGCTGATAGGTTGGTAGCCTTTAAGCATAATCTAGTTCATATCATCAATATAGCAAGTCCTAGCCCAGCAAGTTGGTATTTAGAAGAAACAATAAAATATTCTGGTGTAAATAAAAATTTTAGCGTAACAAAAACAAAGTATGGCATAGCTTGGGTTGCGGAAGATGGGTGTTACATATATGACGGTCAAAAAGTTACAAACCTTATTAAAGATAAGTTAGCGGTTAGCAAAGCTTCTTTTCTTGGCACAGGTGCAGATAAAACATGGAACGCATGGTATCGTGGCACAGCAAACGTAAAAGACCCTATGATTGGTTACGATAGCATTAGTAACTCATTGGTTATTATGAGAAGCCCCAACGACTCTTCTGACAATTCAGATGAAGGTTGGATATATGATTTTGATTCAGATGGTTGGGTATTTCACGATCTTATTTTTACAGACAGTCATTTATTTAGCAACTTTTCTACAGATTGGAACAATAATTTAATTGTAGCCACTAACAACAATGCATCACATACTACTACTAGCTTTAAAAAGTTTTTGCCTATTAGTCTCGCAAATGCACATCAAGTATTTATTACAAGAGATATAGATTTTGGTGAGCCCGGTATTATTAAAAAAGTATACAAAGTTATTGTTACTTACAAATCTAATGGCTCTGTAACAACTCCTTTTAAATATGCTATTGATGGTAAGCAAAATTTTTCTACTGGTGGCGGTGGTACATTTACAGGTAATTTAGCAGATACCAGTGGTGCATGGGACGTGGTAACATTAACTCCAGCTTCTACTATAGAATGTCAAAGCCTACAGATACAGTTTGCGGCTACTACATCTGGAGTGTATGAGTTTAATGACATTAGCATTGAATACAGATACATTAGAAACAAAAATGTTACCTAATGGATAGAGAAACCAGAAGAATCCAAAACACAAAACAAGCCTCTGTAGAATTTCAAGGTAAGCCATCTCTAAATGGTATGGTAGAAGGGCAGATTGCTATTGAGAAAAAATCAAATAGCCAGTTAGCAATATATAGAAAAAAGTTTGGACAGTTATGGAAATCGTACATGTCCAATAACGGTGATCAGTATGTAGATAGAACACTTAATGCTAACACTTTAAAGTATTCACATAAATTTATAGATTATCGAACATTTATTCACAATTTTCCTGATAACATAGGAACAGATGTTACGTTTTTGCCTTGGCAGGGCACTGGAGAGCAAGCTAACATGAATAATGCTACAAGTGCCTTTCTAACTCCTTACACTATAACCTGTCAAAAAATATTGTTTAGACCAGAATCCTTAGCGGCAGGGACAACAACAGCAGACATTACATTTACAATACATAGACAAGACGATGGAGATACAAATACAGATACAGTTGCTAGATTTACATATCAGCCTGAGCTTGTTAGCAATACCGTACTAACTATAAATGAATCTGACTTTAACAATTCTCCAAAAGTAGAGGCTGGAGCTAAAGTTGGTATAAGTATTGCGGCTAACCCTGATCCTGCTGGTGCTACTATAGACTATTATATTACATCAGTTTGGCGAGTAGAGGTGGAAATATGATAAAAACTTTATTAAATTCAAAGGAATTATACCATGATTGAACATTCCTCAAAATCAAAAGGTTATTTACCTATGAAATCAGGCCCTAATATGATGGGCTTTGATATGGGTAAATCTGGTAGCTTAATGGAGATGATGCAGAATGGTGGGCAACCTAGTCGTGGTGCGGCTATGCTTGCTCAGGCAACACAAAGACAAAGCGATATAAAAAAATTAGAAGATCAACAGAGAGCAGAAGCCAAAAGACAAAAACGTGGTGGTTTGTTTGGTAGTATTGGTGGTTTAGCTGGTGGATTGCTTGGTTCAGCCGCATTAGGTGCTCTTGGTATAAGCACTGGTGGTTTAGGTTTGGGATTAGCCGCTGGTCTTGGAACCGCTTTAGGTAGGAGAGCAGGTGAAGGCATTGGTGCTGGTAAAACAAGAAAAGCAGACACAGAAGGAACGGTATTTGCACAGCAGGATTTTAGAGATGTAGAACAAGCTAGCAGAGATTACACTAGAGGAATGGGTGAAAGAGCCATAGTATCCGGTTTAAAGGCAGGTCTTTCTGCTGGTTTAACTCCGGGTGGTGGTATATATGGAAAGGCAAAAAGTTTTGGAATAAGAAACATGCCAAGACAGGCATTTCAAAGAGTTGCTCCTGTTGCAACCGATGTACAAAATATAGTATCTACGCCTATGTCTGCTGACTTACCTAGTGCTATATCGGGAACAGAAGAAGCTTACTTGCAAAGTTTATCTGCAATGGATGCTTCTAACGTAGATAGCTTATCTGGTCTAATTGGTGGGGCTCAGGATTCTGCTCAGGCTTTTGCTAATAGGCCCCAAGGATTAGAGTTTTTAGGTGATTCTGCAATGGGTGTGCCATTAGAGCCTATAACATTTGCAGGAAGCTCTGGTGTAGATGCTTCAGATTCTAATCTTTTAGGCTTGGTTTATAGAAGTCAACAAGGCCCTTCTGAGTCTGGTGTTGGTTATAACAGAGGTGCTTTATTAAATGAATTGCTTTCTGCATCGCCATATCAAACCAATGTAGTCGCAGGTATGGAAGATGGTGGACTTATTGAATATCAGTACGGTGGAGGAGTTAGTGGCATACAAGGTATTTTACAGGATGCTGGTATTACCGCATCTCCAGAGCAACTAGCTTTATTTGAACAGTTTGACCCCAGTTCTTTAAATGAATTAGCATCTGGTTTACAAAGCAGTCTTCTTTCTGGAACTCAACAGTCACAACAGCAACAAGCTGGTATGGGATTTGCTGGTTCTGGTGTGGTACAGCAACAACAGTCACAGCAAAGAGAAAGCCTTATGGGCCAACTTGAGTCTGCACAAGACAGAGCGGCTAGACAATTTGAGTCACAAACATTGGGAGAGGCGGCTAGCTTGATAAATCAAGGTGCAGAGTTTAGTGGCTTTACAGCTCCACCACCTACAGTTTCAAGCTTACCAACGTCAGATCAAGGTGCTGTAACCTTTAATGGTGTTGGTTATGTTTGGGACAATGACTCTGGTCAGTACATTACTCAGGATCAATTTGAGCAAGGTATGAGTGAATATTATGATGATCTATATGATTAAGGACAATTACGATGCCCGGACACACTAGAAGTATATATAGCAGAAGACAAAGGTTAGGCCCTACTAGGTTTGACAATCCCCTTGCAGACTTTTTAGATAGACTGCCAGATTATTTTAATCAGTATCAGCAAATGGAGCTTGCTCGTGACAGGCAAAGATTAGCAGATAAGAGATATAATGATCAGCAAGACCGTCAAAAAATGTTAGATCAGCAAAGAGAGGAGGATAGAGAGTATAGAAGAGAAATAGATTTTATAAATGCTGTTCCAGAAAGCCAAAGAGGGGCGGCTATGGCAAAGTCTTCTATTGAGAATATTAGTAGGGCTGGTGATGCTATATTAGAAAGTCAAAATAAGTTTAATGAAATGCTCTATCCTCTTGACACGGAAAGTAGTGAATATGAAGAGAAGTTGAAGGGGGCTTTACAAAGTCCTAATCTTACGATTAATCAAAAAAAAATGGTTAATCAACAACTGAACAAGATACAAAGCAAAAGAAACTTTACAAACGCAAGGACACTTATTGATAATTTACAGGATAGTCCTGATAAAATTGCTTTAGGTATTAGACTTGATTCTGGTGATCTTGATGGCGTGCTAAAAGAAATAAACAAAAGAGAGTCTAAGAAAAAAGAAGAACTGTCTCCTCCAGAGCAGTTTACTCAACAATTAATTAGTCAGCCTAATCAAATTGATAAGATAATAGAAAGCATAGATCAGGATTTAAACTCTGGATTAAGGAAAAGAAAGAACCTTCCACCATTAACTCCTGATCAAATTAAACAACGAATTGAATTAAGAAGGAATCTTGTTAATAGTAGGTTTGATTTAATTCAGCCTTTAATACAAGGATTTGCTCCTCCTGAAAGCACTATTGTTCAAGATAAATTTTTACCAGATTTTGACTAAAAATGTCACAAAGGCATATAAAATCACTATATGATACTGCAATTAAGGAATACCCAGAGAACACAAACTTTGGAACTTTAGATGAATTTTATGAAAAGATACAAGACCCCGCAAAGAGTAAAATATTATATGATGGCTTAACTCGAAAAGGCTATACAAACTTAGGTAGTTACGAATCTTTTCAAACAAAAATATCCAGTAAAGCTCCAGAGATAACAGCAGATTCTGTTCTTGTTATCCCTGAAGAGGTTGAAGCCCCAACAGAAACAAACCTTCAAAAAATAATGAGAGCACTAGAGGAAGGTCGTGACAATCCTCAGTTTATTATGAGTGCAATGAAGGATAATGATCCTATAAAAAGGCTTAATGAATCCATATCAAAGATGCCTAAGTTTGCAGGGTTGATTCCAACAGATCAAATAACTGGCCTGCCTAGAGTACAACCACCACCTACAGAATTTAGAAAGAAGTATGATGCATTAGATGATGATGGTAAGTATGCCTTATATAAGTCTGAAGTTGTTAAAAGAAAAAGAGAAAAAAACATTAGTGAAAGAGATGCATGGAAAGAGGTGTATAAAGAGACAGGCAAAACACCTCCGGGTCTTTTAGACCTAGCCTTAGAAAAATCTATTGCGGGTGGCGTATTAAGATTGTTTGGTAGGGATATAGGTTTTGACATTAAAGACTATCCAGAGAGAGAAGAAACGCTTTCCTTAGATGCCTTAGAAGATTTTGCAACGGGTGCTTTATCTTTGGTGATGCCAGTAGATGCTTTGTTGTTTGCTTTTGGCGGTGGTGTTGGTGCTAGAGCAGGATTAAAAGGTGTTAACGCTGTTAAGAGTCAGGTAAAGCAAATAGGCAAGTTTGCTGATGAAGTTGCTTTAAAAATATCTAAGTCAAAAAAGATACCATTGCCACAGGCAAGGGTAATTACAAAAAATGCAGTTAGTAGGATTACAGGTGGTGCTGGAGGGTTTGGTGCTTTTGATGCCGGTAGAAACATAGTAGACCAGATTGAGCTCACAGGAGAGGTTGACGTTGTAGAAGCTACTAAAGCTTTTGCAAAGGGTGTTGTAACTGGAGGAACAGTAGGTGTTCTTGGTGCGGCTGGTTCTTATGCTGGTGGAAAACCTGCTGAATTTGTTTCTGAAGTTTTTGGTCTTGGAACTGTAGGGCCTTTATTGGAGGGTGAGCTAAAGATTACTGGAGAAGAAGGTGTTATTGAAAGTAAGGAAGCAAGAGATAGATATTTTCGTGGTTTGGTAGATGCCTCTGGAACTATCGTTGGTTTGCGACTACTAAAACAATTGAAGCCAAGGCAACAAAAAGTTATTCAAGAAAGAATAGCAGAAGAAATAAGAGTCCGTGCTGAAGAAACAGGTCAGTCTGAAGTAAAGATTGCTAACGAAATACAAGGTGAATTAAAAACTGCTGTTCAGCTAGCAATGGAAGGGAAGTCTCCAGAGAAAATAAGCAACATAGAAAAGAGAGAATCTTTTGGAAAGAATAGAGAAAGACTTAAAGAAACAGTTGAGAGAACTTTTGATAGGGTAAATAAAGAGGTAAAAGAATTAGCAAAAGATATGGATGCTTTGGAAAAGGCAGGGACTGAACAGTCTATAATGGATCAATATCAGAACAGAATAGACCGTAAAATAGAGTTTCAAAATATGTTAGCTGAGGATTTAAATATAATTACACCTAGACAAGTTAGAGAAGACGGAGTTGCCAACCCTCAGAATGTGCAGACTGGGCCACTTCTTTTGCCTCCTAAATATGAATCTCCTATAAAAATACAAACTGTTTACAGGACTAAAGAAGATGCTAAGACAATTTTAGCAGAGCTTGACAGGAAAGCAATAGAGGCAGAAAAAAGATCGAAAGAACAAGAGATTGCAAAAGATAGGGCTTTACAAAAAGGGTATGAGCCTTTATTTCCTTCAACTAATATTCCTAAAATTTTTGGTGCAGAAAGATTGCTGGTAAATCCGTCCTCTCCTAGATCAACTGAGAATTTATCTATTGCCTTTCATCCTCCAAAGCTAGGTAAAATGCAGAATGCAGAGTTGCTTAAAAAGCAAGCCGCAGAAAAAAATAAATCAAGCAGAGTACCTGTTCAACAATTACCACCTGAAAAAAAGTTAGAAGGATACCAGTTACAAAAAGAATTTAGTGACTTAACAGAGACTCTTAGGGTAAATGAAAATAGGCTTTCTTCTGAAAACTTAACACAAAGAGAAAAGTTAAACATTGAAAGGTCAAACGAAAGAGTCAAAGATTTAATTTCAGAAGCTCAAGAAAGTGCAAATTCAAAAGGTATTGAATTGCAAATTTTTATGGGTATCCCTACTCCTAAAATATTAAAAGATTTATTTGGATCATCTAAGAACAAACCAAAGAGTTTATTGGCTCCTGATATAAATAAAAAATATGAAAATGCTATAAAAAGATTAAATGAAAAGTTACCTGAAGAAACTCCTCAAATCGATCCCAAGCAAAAACCAGAGTTTGTATCAGAAGCTAAATACAGAAATAACATTATAGACCCAACATTTTTTGCCACTGATATGGTGAACAGAATTCGATTTAGCGGAGGACAAACAGCAACAAGGATATCTGATCTAGCTAGGCAAGCAATAGACATTAAGAAAACAGTAAGTGGTCAACTGTCAGAAGTCGTTTTTCCTGCACAAAAGATCATGGGTTCATCTCCTTTCTCAAAAGACGGTAGAGCGGTTTTTAATTTATCTGAACTTAAAAAAGTAAATATAAATGGTCAGGAAGTGTATCAAAACAAAATGCTTTCTGGTATAGAGGGTATGGATGTTTTTAAGTACAATAAAAATGAAATGAAAATAATAGAGCTTGCTAGGGATGTTATTGAAGCTAGGGGCAAGCAAATGGAAAGAGCTGGGTTGGTACAGCAAAAGCCAGATGGTTCAATAGAACCTTTTAAAGTCTTGGGAAGAAATATAGCACCAAGAATAATGAGCCCTGAATTTTATAGTATACTTGAATTACCAGTAAGTCATCCTCATTTTAAAATATTAATTAAGGAGTGGGCAAAGGCAAATCCCGGCAATTCATATGAAGACATAAAGGCGTACTTTGAATCTCAGGCAAAAAACTTTAAAGGAGAAAGGGGTCAGGGTGAAGCAGGTTACCCAACCAGAACAACCCAAGCAGAACATAGCAGGATATGGAGTAATGTCCCTCATGCAATAAAAATTGAAGGTGAAGTTGTTCCAATGGTTGAACACAGACCTTTTCAATACATTAGTAGGTTAGCTGAAACAGGATCTGCTAGAATTGGAGTTGTTAAAACATTTGGTCAAGAGCTCAATAATACTAGTGTCGTTGAGGATTTAAAACTTCAATTTGAAAGAGAGGGTGGTAATCCTCAATTAGTACATGACTTAGTAAAATCTATTAGCGGTGTTCCTGTTGAGCCTCCTTTAATTGTTGGCAGAAATTATGCCTACTCCAACATGGCAAGAGCTCAAAGAGGACTTGGTATTGGTGTTGATTTTATGAAGAACTCTGCACTTTCAATTTCTTTTTTTACGAATACATTTGAACCCCTTGGAAACGTAAGAAAACATGCCGGGATGCCGGGAATGTTGAAATCGATATTTAATATAACCACTAATCCAAAAGCTGTTACAGAATTTTTAAGGTTGCAAGGTGCTATAACATCAGAAGTAAGAAACTTTTCTATAGATAGGAGTAGACCTTTTGAGTCTTTAGGTAATGCGGTATCAGATTTTCAAAGAAGGTTATTTGGCTTTCAATATGCAAATGAGTTTCAAGAGGTATTAGCGGCTCAAGTTTACAAGGACAAAATAAATAATAAATTTAAACAAGGGAAAGGAACTTCAAAAGATGCTTTATTGCTTAGAGAATTAGATTTTACAAGAGATCAAGCTGAGGCAATAATAAAAGGAACAGCACCTCAAGAGCTATATGATGCCGTAATTAGAACAGCCGCCTCTAAGCTTACAGGTGGTGCTCAAGCTAGAGGGGAGCAGTCTAGATTGGAGCAAAATAAATATTATAAAGCAGGTATTAAGTTTGATCAATACGCACAGACAAAACTTAGATCTCTTGTTAGAAGTATGCTTACTTATAAAGAAGCTATTAAAGAGGGTGCTAAGGAAGGAGATTATAAGAAGTGGGTTGATGCAAACAGATTAATGGCTAGTGAAATATTAGGAACTGCAATATCTGGTATGACCACTCAAATTTTGCTATCATTAATTTATGGAGGTACAGATAATTTAAGAATAAAATTTAATGAAATAACAGGTGAAGAGCCTGTAGATGTAGACCTACCCGTTATTGGTAAAGTTCCAATACCTCAACTAGAAACTCAACAAGTAGAGGTTCCCGTTATAGGTGAAACTACATTGCCAACTGGCAGGTCTTTAAAAACATTAGCTGATTTTGCTGTAGAATCTTATGTCTATTCTGCTTTTGCCGGTGTTTATGGCAGTCTTTTGCAATCAACGTCAGAAGGTAAATTAATGCAAAATCCTTTAGAGTTGTCTTTTCCTGTTCAGGTTTTAGAGGAAGGGATAAAAGCTTATAAAGGAGAAAAAGGAAGATATGCTTATAAAGAAGCAGATGAAAGATTTTATGAGGCAATTAAAAGATTTTTTCCTGTTAATAGATTTGCAAGAACAGTAGCAGTTGCTACAGGATTTGGAAATCCACAAGCACAAAAAAACGACAACGCTATTAGGGCTTATTACAGATGGAAGTTTAAAAATAAATACGGTGGCAGGTATAGCGGTAACTTAGATGAAGATATTAAAAATTTTAGAAAAAATATGTCTAGTGCTTATGAAGTAATAAAAAACAGTAAAGACCCCCTAGGAACTGATGCCGAAATAGCTAATGACTTTGTAGAAAAAGCCTTGAATGTCAAGGGAAAAAGTCAGAGCAGTGCGATATCATCTATAAGGGCTAGAATGTTTCTAAGTAAATCAAAAATAGCACCGGGAAAAGATTTTGAAACTGAAGAAGAAAGAAGAGAAGATTTAAAAAGAACTATAGGAATACAGGCTTACGAAGTATTAGAAGCCCACGACAGAAGGCTAGAAGATTATATAGAATACGATATTAAAACAATGTTTAAAGATTATTAATCCTGTGCATAAAGCAACGTTTCTTCTGCAAATTCTGGAAACCCATGCTTCTCCCAAAATTTAGCCAATCTTTCGTAATATACTTTTGTTGTAATACGTTTCTTTTTTAAATCTTTAATGATTACCATAAACTCAGAAACCAGTTCAGGTTCCATAGATTGTTCTTCTACTGGAAAGTCATCCATTATATCCATTACTTACTACTCCTTATTTGTATAGAAAAAAGTTCTTCTTTCTTTTTCTTTGTATATGTAGACCTTTGACTCTTTGTCATCTTCAACCAACAGTCTGGAAGTGAAGAAACTTGAGTGTCATAACTACCTGCAACACCACAAAATTTTCTAAGTTGGTCATCATTTTTCTGCTTTTGTGGATTAAAATACGATTTACCGCAAAAACCACAGGTTCTATTGGTTTTACTGCAAATTTCAAACATTGCCTCTAAAAAACCCCCTCTAATCTCACGATTACGGCTGTAAAATAAATTATTGGACATAAGTATCGCCTAAATAAAAACTATTGAATAAGGGGGCCGTAGCCCCCCTATTATTAACAAGACCTAAAATGGCGTTTTTTTCTTGTACTCTTCCTTAAACTGACCAGAAAGATACCTATCTCCCTTATCGGTTTCGTTAATCCAAAGAGAAAAATCTTTCTTCTCTCCGTTTACCATACCGTTGCCAGTGTAGTCAGGCTTTTTATCGCCGTCTTTTTTGTACTTGTTTTTCCACAGCGTAAAGCTGTTGTCTTTTATTTTGTATTCGGCCATTTTGCCTCCTAGTTATGGGCAACCTAATTCATTACCTTTTTTAGCCAACCGAGAGACTTTACACTGTCATTCTCTTTGTAAGAATCAGGTCGCCCTGTTTTGTTATTCAATCTTGTTTGAAGCTCTACCATTCTTTTATAAGTTGATCCGTTTGGTGAGACTCTACCTTCTTTAATAATTTTTTTGTAATATGTAACCATACTTTTTGCCCCCATCAATTTATTGTTCTTCATTTGCCATCTCCTTCATTATAGATAATGTGTTAATAAAATATTCATAGTCTAATACAATGTAAGGCTTGCCACGATCTTCACGAATTACTACACCGTGCTCTTGTTTCTCTGGCTTCATCCACATTGCTATTTGTTTTCTTCTTTTGCATCCAAAGTATTGACCTTCTATTTCTATATCTCCTTGCTCGTGCTGTGCACCGCCTCGGTCTCTGTTAAAAGCTTCGAGCCCTGCTTCTTTCGCCATTCGTACTGCTTGTCTCTGTAACTCTGCACCACGTTGCCTTGCTCTTCTACCACGCCTTACGTTTTTAGGATTTTTCATACTGCTAACCTCATTTTACTATGCACCTTTTTATTTCTACAACGAGGGCAACTCATGTAAAGTCTTTTGGAATCTGACCAGTGAGTATTGTCACACTTGCCACATTCATACAAATACTCTATGACATAATGACCATTTACATATTTTGTTCTAGTAAGGTCAAACATTATTTATTACCGATCCCTCTACTGTTAATTGTTCTTCTCTTAATCTATCTAAAATTGCATTGTTTTCTTTGTCTTTCATGTTAGACTCAATTCTCTTCATATCTTTCAATAAAGACTTGTATGGCTTAATGTAACTATGCATATCATTATCTTTAAAACTTAGTATAGCCATGTTCAATGCGTTAATATGCAGTGAAACCTCTTCTTTGGAATACTTAATTAAAGCTGTGCAAGTATATTTTTTCATAATAGTTCTGCTCCTCTTTTTACTGGCAGATATGCATTGGTTCTAACAATGCTACCACCGTTAATTGTTTTCTGTGTCTTTGTATTTTTAACGTCAAAATCAAACAGAAAGTTTCCATATTTATCTGTGATTTTCCAATACATAATAATCTCATCTGGTATCAAATAAAGAAAGCCAATGAAAGGAACTCTCAAAAGCTGTGATAGTTTTCTACCATCAAGTATTTTATCAAATGTTACAAGCCAAGACCCAAACTCCCTAAGTTTCATAAGACTCATATCTCTACACTTAGACTCGAAAATTCCTGTAAGCTGATTGTCTTGTGAAATCATACCATCTACTTTCGCATCCATATCCTTATCTGTCTCTATGATATTTACATTTGTCAATACGCTTATTCTTTCAAGCATAATTCTTTCATACTCTAAAGACTTCTGTCCTTTTTTTGTTAGTATATCCATTAGAATGGTACAGGTGGTTGTTCTAGTAATTGTATTACTGTGGCTACAGGATAGTAAACCTCTGTATCTAGATCGTTTATAAACTTCTTTCTGTATACATCTATTAATACCTTAGCCATTTTAATATCGTGAAGATAGAGGAAGGGCAGTTGATTACCCTTCCCATCTTCTTTCCTAAGCTTCATCATGGAGATGAATTTTGCAAAGCCCCAGTTCTTCTTGTGCTCGTATAACGAATCTTCCGTCTTCTTGTATCTGAATATCCCATTATCCTTTACGATACTATCAGCATAGTCGGGATGCTCGTCCTTGTCTATTTCGTATTCAGGTTTGAATATATCTGCCACATACCTACCAAACTTTACGTTATTAGATATATCCATACTTACAATACTAGCGGTGTATCTTCCCGCAGGGACTGACTTACTGAAATCAAGCGGATCATCAGGGTAAAATGCATCTCCTAAATCCATCTTAGGCTGACTTCATTACCTCTATTTTAGATAGACATGCATCTAAATTATCAATAGTAATGTTACCATTCTTTAACTGGTATAGCACCTTGTTTCTGTTTTTAGCACCTAAAGACTGTACTGCTTTTTTAATCTGCTTCTCAACATATTCATCATCTGTTTCTTTAATTACTGTGCCGTTAAACTTATCCTTTACCTCCTTCACCAGTTCTTCATCTGTCATAGCTTCTTTCTTATCAAGCATCTCTTTAATACCGTGATAGCCATGTATGATAAACTGCACCCATTTTTCCATTGTCTTCATATTATCGGGTGTAAGGTCATGTCCTTTTTCAATGAAGGCTACTGCGACACCATGTCGTATTTTACCTTCTGTTATCTTATCCCAATCGGGTTGTTTGTCGCTCATAGATCGACTCCTTTCTCTTTGTATCCACCGCCACATACTTCATAGAAGTTGCAATACTTAGGGTTGCACTCCCATTTGTATACAGGAGCTATGCCTAACTCTATAGGTGGATTACCTGTTTTAAAATTCTCTTTAACATAGTACCAATACTCTTTTGCTTTTTTAATATATGATACTGGTATAACCTTTTCTCTCATTCTTGAATTGTCTTTGTTATAATATAGTAACGCTAGTTTCTTTAATTTGTTCCCAGTATGTTCTTCTACCCACCAACCGTATGTACCTAGCTGTATATTATAATTAACAGCAGGGTTAGGGTCTGGCTTACGACCAAACAAACCTTTCCACTTCCAAGCATTACATGTTTTTATATCGTACAATGCGTTATCTTCAACAATAGCAACATCTAGAAACCCACGTACGTTTACGTCAGGTAATCGTATTTCACGTTCTATCATTATCTGAGAACCATTAATTCTTGCATAATCCATTAGTGCTTCCTGAATATCTCCATGCACTAAGTCTCCAAGTCTAAATAGTCTCATGGTGTTGTCATCTATTTCTTTAGGCTCTACCTCTGCAACATGTTGGAAGTAATGTTTACGAACACACATTCCAGATGATGAAGCATGAAACCACTCTTCTTTTCCTTGATACCTTTTTTTCCTATGCAGTTCGTTACCCTTTCGTAACCAGTCTTCATATATCTTTTGAATGTCTAGCATAATTTATTTTTTGATAAAACGGGGCAGGGCAGACCCTTTGAGATGTGTAGTTGCGGAGTGGATCGGAAAATTCGTTGGAGCAAAAACCGATCCTGTCTGCCCTGTAATAATTTCATTTAATCTTTTGTCTCCAATGTTTTTTCTTTGTCTGAATAGAAGTTAATCTCTATCACAGCACCTTCATCTGTCTTGGCATATATAGTCTTGACGTAGTACTTGCCATTCCTAATAGCTGATGTCTCAGTAGACAAAGACTTAACGTTATGTACGTTAACCTCTTGATAGTTTCCTAATGTTGACTGCATTGTCCTTTCCTTGTTCTTGTTGTGCCCATTTGTCTAGTGCTGTTAGCTCATCTGCTTCTGCTTTCTGCACAAACTCTAGGGCTTTTCTTAGTCCACTAATCTCAGCGAAATAATAATCGTTAGATGGATTATCGTCCCACTGCTTCTCCACATTAGTGATCTCCTTAGCTAGTTGATATTTCAGTTTACTTAATACTGTAAACACTGTCTTCTCCTTTTTGTTGTTCTATTATGTAACGCATCGTTTACTGATTTGTTCCCGTTTTTTATTATATTTTTTTACAATATCTTGTATGTTCTTCATGTAGTCAAATTGCTTATGGGTCTTTAAGTGATGGCAGTTCCTACATCTTATCTTGCACTTCTGTATTTCCTTCTCTATGGTTTCCCATTTGTATCCTGCTCTAACAAGGCTACCAACTCCTTCGGTTGGTCTTAGCCTCCCTCTCTTCTTGATTCCCTTAACATGATCAAACTCCAGAAGTCGATGGTCGTTCTCACCACAATCTACACAGCCATGAATAAAGTACTCCATGAATATCTTCTCATAGTTCTCTTTTGTTACACGAGCCCTTCTTTCCCTGACCTGCTGTATCCTGTGTTGCCTATGAGATTCATACCACGTATCGTTGTGATACTTCTTCTGACACACCTTACAGGAGTATTGTCTACCATCGGGTTTAGCACGATTGATATAAAACTCCTTACGGGGTTTCTCTTCTTTGCATGTGGCACATCTCTTCAACATCTCAAGTTTCGATTCTTTTTAATTTAGTTATAATTATTTTCAATTACCACAATTAATATACGAGCTTCCATGCTTTCTTATATGTCTCCCCGACAACTCCACATTGAATCAGTCTCTGGCTGTGTAGGTAATCTGCTTCTCTCTCTCCTATCTCTCCATCTTGGTAATAGTTTTCAGGTGCATGTTCTGGAAACATGATGGCATCTATCTGTTCTTTGTTTAGCTTTCTGTAATCAATGCCAATTTCTGTAAGTGATTCTATTGTATACTTATCTAGTTTCATCAGTGACCCCTTCTGTCTCATTTGATTTACCTGAGTCTACATCTATCTCTAGATATTTCTCATCATCCATAACATAACCAATCGCATCTTTTTTCAGGATAGACTTAGCTTCCTCAACTGACTCAGCTTCCACAAACCCACTAGCTGTTATTGTCCAGTAATACTCTTTCATTGTTGTCCCTGCCTTGTTTTAACACCTGATACACTTAACACGACTTCATCACAATCATCAATGCCTAGACACTCCCTGACCTCTACCCAAGTCTTGAGTCTATAGAAGTCCTCTGGGTACAGATTAAGATGTCTAACACAAGGCTCATATCCTTTGTCTTTTAGCTTTAGTTTTTGTTTCTTAGTTAGTTTCATTACTTGCTCCTTTTTATAGGGGCGGGTTGCCCCGCCCCAGTTTAGTTTACGCTACCTGATCTGACTTTAACCAGTCAATCATCTCTCTGTATCTTTTCCTAATAACCTCATCTACAAACACCTTAACATAAGGCTTCTTATCGTATATCTCTTCTGACGGCACTACCATACACTCCGCACTAGATAGTCCTTGATGATACAACATGTATTCCAACCATTCTATTACATCTTGTTTAGACTCAAACAAAGATTGTTTTTTATCATTCTTTCTTGTTGTCATAGGTAATTTCATAATAGCTCCTTTTTATTATTGTTGTTTTAAGCTTCGTGCTTACTTATTAAACGCACCAAGTTTCAAAAAGTTTCAAATTAATTTTTCACGTCAAAGATATGGTAGACCTCAACATGCGTATTGCAATCATAATTTGAGCAGGTAAAGTTAGATACGATACCTTCGCTTTGTTCGTCTTCATACACCTCTTGGACATCGTGATCGCCACCCCATATTAACTCTGACTTACATTGCCAACAGCGGAACAATTTGCAATCGTTTTCATCCTGAGCTTTGATAACATCCTTGAGTCTCTTGATCTTCTTATCCCGCCTTTCCACCATAGCTTCATACTGTAGTAGTTCTAGCTGTAACTCCTTATATTTATTCATTTACGAAACCTCTTCTTCTTTTCACGCTTCACTTCATCTATAGAAACTACAAACGCTGTGCATAAAATTATGATGAATAGCAAGATAACTAACTCTGTCACTTTCCCCTCCAGTCTTGGATTGTGTAAACTACTAAAGTTACCAAAAACATACCCATTGAGAAAGCTACCAAACCCATACCCAATATGAGAAAGTTTACTATCCATTCCGCTAAGTCTATCAGTATCATCTGTCCTCCTTCAGTTTCTTAATCTCAGTTCTTATATACCATCTCATCAAGTAGTGGTAGATAAGATGTAGCACCGCAAGGTATACCACCATAAAAACATCAAACCCATTCTCTGATAAAGACTGTAACCAGTGTATCATGTTATTCCTCCACCTGCTTTGCTCTTTTTAATACCCATGTTTCCCAAGCTATTGTTACCAGTTCTTCATTCAATCCATACTCACTAGCAATATGTTCTAGTTCTCTTTCAATAGCTTCGTCTAAATCAGGATGAACTAACTCAGCTAACTTGTCTAACTCATAACCTTTCATCTTTTACTTCTCCTTTTGTACTTACGCTTTTTCTTGGGAGTTACAGAAACTGGTTTGTCTCCAAGAATTGTTTTTATTACCAGTTCTATTGCTTTTGTAAAGCTATTCATTTACTTCTCCTTTTTGTTTATATGTTCTTATCATACAGACTAATAACAAAAGATAGTTAATGATGTCCATAATCCTACCCTCTATACTTTCCGAGTATTCTTTTCCATCTTTAAAATAGTTAAAAACACTACTTGTGTGCTTCAGTAAATATACAGAAAGTACCTTCATTGGTGATAGCCCTAATGTTTTTGCTATGTTCTCGAAGTTCCATAAAACATTTGAGTTATGGTGTCCTTCTGTATACTCAATACGTTTGTCGTCTGAAAGTTTGAGAGTTTTCTTGAGGAAGTCCTCTCTCATAAATTGATATTCTTTTGAGTTCATAAGTTTCTCCTAGTTTCAAAGTATAAATTAATTTCATCTCTGTACAGTTTGCTTGTAGAAATCGGATCATTTATGAAACTTGCTATCACTTCACAAAAGTCTTTTTTCTTTAGTTTGCAGTTGTCAATATCTAGTTCAAAGAACATAACTACATCCTCCCTAGTTATCTTTTTTGTCATTGGATACGGCATGTTTACTCCTTTTTCTATTTAGCGTATCTGTAAATGAATTATAGGCATTCTCTGTTGTATTGCCCCATAAGATAGCTTCTCTTTCTACCCATTCTTTACTATTCCATTCTTTCTTTTTATCACGCTCTAGTTTTAACTTTAGTTCTTCCAAGTATCTTTTTGCACTATCGTAACCCATGTCAGTTACCAGACCTTTTATTTTACCCATTACTTCTCCTTATGCCCCCATTGTTTTTTGATGTATTTCTTGATCTCACTTTTAAATATGATGTTTTTTGTATACCCTTTTTTATGACTCCAATCATCATTACAAATATGATCGTTGCACATATCGTCATCTAAATCTTCTATAAATTGTCCCTCTCCCCAAAAGTCATATTCACAATCTTCACAAACCATTTTTACTTCTATCATTATATATCTCCTTTTTTTATTTACTTATATAACTACACACTTAATTAAAAGTTCCAATTTATTTTAATAATGTACATCTGCGGGTACTACAAAAACCTTTTGATCTCTTTCTTCTTCTGTAATATCTATACCGCCCCACTTGGTTAATGCATTGTTTAAATGGTTCCTAGACTTTATCCCTTCACCATCAGTATCATACATCCACACTCCTGAACCTTGATACATTCCAATAGAATAATAGTGGTGCTGAAGATGATTTTCTTTCAGAGATTGTATGATTTCTAGATCACTCTTATTTTCTGTAATCTTGCGTATCTCCTGTAAGTGATACCTCATATCCCTTAATGTGTTTCTCCACCCGTCTACCACCAATTTACGCCCTTCTGCGGTGCTTATCTCGGATACGGGTTGCAACCTATCGCCCCAATACGAAGTACCACCCTCATCAAAAGTATCGTAGTAGTCAAATGGATACTGCCCTTCGCATAGGTTATCCATGTTATTTCTAGCTTTGGAAATCGCCTCACTTCCAGAATTAGCGTATACAATATTTCTTATTATCATGTGCATTTTATTTGCTCCTTTTATTTAGTTTCTTACACAATTCTTTTGCTTCTTGTAAGTCTGTAAAATCGTATGACATTGTTCTTTCGTTCTTGTTATCTGTACCATCATAAGGCTCACCATCAGAAACTTGGTATTCTTTTTGCTTTCCATCTTCTGTTAAACCTTCTACTATTATCCACTTCTGCATTACTCTTCCTCCTCATCATGTATCTCATCCCAGAGATGTTTAGCCACCTCATAGAAATTGACTTGTTTTATAGAACTGTTTACCATGTCGCTTATAAAGCCATGTTCGTATTCATGTGAGTTCAATGCATTATCAGCCATTTCGATTGCCCACTCTTCTAATCTTTTGGATAAGTCGTATTCATTTTGACAATCAAACGCCATTTTTAAAGCGTAACCATAGTCTGCTTCTGTGTTTGTGATCCACAAATTAAAATTCCAAGTTTCATAATTTGTCCATCCGTTGTATTCATTAGTCATTTTCAGAACCCTCCTCTATTTCCCAACTTAACCAATTTATAAACATTCTCTGCACTTGGATAGAAGACCTACCTATTACATTTACATTTTTCATTTCTGTTTTATTGACTTGAGGATTTTGAACCATAGTGAATTTCATATCATTATTTAATGATCTCCACCAATGCAATGCTTTTTTCCTCGCATCATTTACGATTATATTGCTCATTTATTACTGCTCCTTTTATTTTTTGGCGAGGGTACTAAGATTATCAATTTAATGATTAGGGTAATTACTCCCTCTATCGTTCTCCTCGCCTATTTACTTATTATACTACGCTATTTGTTAAATGTTCCAAATTATTTTTTAATTCTTTTATATCGTTATTAAATGCTTTTAAAGTTTCTTTTTCATCTAACTTCAACACACCATTTTTATTCTTTTTAAAAATTAATGTTACCTCAAAATCCTCTGTTACTGTGTAATATGTTTCTTTCATTTTTTCCCCTTATTTTTAAATTCTATGGTGTATTCCTCGACACCTTCTTCCAATAATTTTACTACTTTCCTTGCAAAAATATCTGTAAAGCTACCGTATGAATCCCCCATTGCTTTAGCAATCAGTGATGTTTTCAAACTTCTATATACTTTGTTATCAATATGTAGCTTTATAGTTTTCAATTACTTTTCCTCTAGTATCTTTTTTTCTTCTTTTGTTAGTTCGATACCCATTTTATTTTTAATCTCGATCCAACTTTTATCCTGACTAAAATCAGGCAA